CCTTAACACCATTGATAGTTAAACTTCCGTTATTCCACCATTGTGTTCCCTGACCGTTTGTACCATTCGCTCCTAACCCATTTGCTGCAAATCCGCCTAATGCTTGAACGTAAAATTTCGCTGCTGCAGAACCCACATAAACGAATAGATCTTCTTTACCATATAATGCTGCAGGTATTGCATCAACTACTTTTGACATTTCTGCAATAATATTAGCTGCATTTAATCCGCCTGCAATTGCACCAACCGCCTGAGCTGCAGGAACATCACCTGCTAAAACTGAAGCAGCAATTAATTTCTCAAATCCATCAAATGAAGTATAAGTTGCACCTGCTGTATCACCTTGCCAAACATTAAATTCTGTATTTTGAGCAACCTCTGCAGCAACGTGTGCAATCATAAAGTCAGCAAATATAGGTGGTAAACTTTGGTTCAAACCAAATCCCATTGACTGAGCTTCCCAATCCTTTACAAATTCATACTTACATAATTCAAGATTAACTTGTAATTCAATTGGTTGAATAATTCTTTCATCTAAAGTTACTGAACTGTTAGGTACAAAAGCACAACCTGCAGCTGTAACTAAATCACCTGTAACTAAAGTCTTAATAACTTCTTTTAAAGCTATGTTTGCTTTTACTGTCACACCACCATCATTTACAGTTGATGCGCTCAATAATGCTGCTGCTATATATTCACCTGCGAATTGACCTGCATAGGTCGTATTTACAGTTGTTGCAGTTGCTAAATTTACTTTGTTTAATTTGCTCATTTTTTTTATTGTTTATTTAATCTATTTAATACTCTATCCAATGCTGTTAAACCAAAATTACTTTGTCTCATTTCAACTTTCTTTTTTGAACCTGATTCAGGATTATGTTTTAATGGTTTTGTAGCAGGTTGTGATAATTCAGTTTGAACTTCTTCAGAAAATTCTTCTTTTACGGTTCGTGATTTTAAAGAGCCATTTACATCAGACATATCTTCTTTATCCCCTATCATATCTTTGATTTCTTTAATCATATCTATAACAGCTGCAAGTTCTTCTTTAGTTGCGTAACCTAAATCTTCTTTTACTTCCTCTTTTTCTTCTTTAATTATTTCTTTTTCTTCGTAATCTTCAACTTGTAAATCAGCAGTTTCTTCAACCACTTCTTCTTCAACTTCTTCTTCAATTTTTTCTTTAAGATCTGAAATAATCCCTTCAGTTTCAATGACTAAAATTCTACCATCTTCCAACTCATATTCTCCAACAGGTAAAGCAACCTTTTCATCGTCAGTTACAATAAAAATTTCTTTATCTTTTTCGAACGAATCGGCAGTTATTATGGTGCCATTTTCCAACTTCATTTCTTCAAGTTTTACCTCGATATTTAGAAGTGTTTTAATTTGATTTAACATTTCGGTGTTTTTCATATTACTTATATAACGGTTATTAATTTAAAATTTGTGTTTTAGTCTGTTCTAGTTATTACTCCGATCCCCTGAGCCCTTACAGAACCATCGCAACAAGATATAGAGTATGTGTTTCTATCCCAACAAAGACAAGCTCTAGAACCACCTTTAGGACTTGTTCTGCTAGGTATAAAATTCTCGTCATTTTCTCTCATATTTAAGATTTTAGTATATTAACTATTTCTTCTAATATCTTTTTATCACTCGTATCTTTTGACATATCAGTTTTAGCATCTTTTTTTGTAGATTCCATCTTGTCAGCAAAGTAGCCTTCAATACTGAAACCTTTAACGCGATCTGTTTTAACATATTCATTCCATATTTCATCATTATTTACTTTTACAGATCCCATCCAAGTTCCAACAGGAACATTTAATCCGTATTTTCTAGACTTATCCATAACCTCATCTTCCACTATCCAAGATTCCACCAAAGTTAATCCGCTTAAAACCTTATCGTGTTCTAACGTAGTTTGTGATTGATTGCCATTTTGTAAATAAATTTGTGATGCCTTATTAACGGTTTTTTTTGAAAAGAAAATATAATATTCTCCTTCTTCGCTATACCTGTAAATTGGCTTATCAGGAATAAGTAGAGCACCCATCAAGATCCGTTTATCTTTGTCTACTTCCGCAAGTTTTACCTCTTCACTTTTCAAAGCAACAAAGTCAGATTCTATGGCAGGTGATTCTACTATTGATATAGCTTCAATTCCAATTTCTTCACTTTCTTCATCTAAGACTAATTCTACTATTCTCATATTAATATAACGTTTTAAAAATTAAAATTTGCATTTACCCTATTGATGCATCTGAGATTACATTTCTATCCATTTCCTGAGCAGTACTTACATCACCTGCAACTACAAAAGCCTTGACAGGTTGCTGTTCTTGACTGCCTATTGCATCCGCCAATTGATTTGTTTCCGAAGATCCTACCATATTAAATGCAGGTGGTGATGAAGATCCGCCTGAAGGTGCTGATGGTGTCCCACCGCCTGCTGAGGGTGCTGATTTACCCCCTATTGCAGGTACCTTTGTTGCTGTTATTGCTTTTACTTGTTTGAAGCCTGAAACAACTGCTGCACCTGCTGCTGCAAAACCTAATGCAGGACCGATTATAGGAATACCTGATAAAGAATTATAAGAACTTTGTGCCGATTGAAAAGTGCTTATTGTTGCTGATGCAATTGCAGCTGCTTTTCCTGCTGCAGTTTCTTCACCTAAAATAGTTGCAAGATTATTAAAACCATCTTTTGCAATCTTACCTTTTTGTTCAGCTGTCATTTCTGACCATCCTATTTCATTTTCGGCAACTTCTTTATCGAATTTTTTTAAGGCATTTGCTTTACCCCTTGCTAAATCTTCAGTTGCTAATCCAAGTCTTTTAGCTTCTTCAATTAATTTATCATAGTGCGCTGTAACCTTTTCAATTTCTAATGCTCTCTTTTCATCCTCTGTAACAGCTTCCGCATTTCTAATTTGTTCTTTTAAAGTTTTTAATTCTTTTGCCTTTTCTTCTTCAATTTTATCCGCTTCATCTTTTTGTAATTTTGCTTCAGCGTCTATTGCTTTTTTTGCAGCAGCTTCTTCTTTGCTAACGGTTATCATTTGAGTAGAAACCAACTTTGCCTTTCGTAATTTTGCAGTTTCTAAATTTATTAGTTTAGATCTTAATTGTACTTCTTCATCAAGATCCGCTTTTGTAGAACCACCTAAAGCATTTTCTTTTTGTTTAGCATCTAACCTCAATGCAGCAGCAGCAATTTCTTTATTCGTAATTTCTTCTTCTACTATTGCAGCTTCTTTTAAAAATTCTATTCTTTCTTTAGCTGTAAATTTTTCCCTTTGAGCAATTTTATCCAATAATTCTGCCCTTGTTCTGTTAGCCTTAGCTCTTTCAATAATTAATTGCCTATCTAATTTATCAGCCTTTGCTCTTTGATCTGCTATTCTACCTGCAGCTGCACCTTCTTCAGATATCTCAGTAGCCAACTCTTTAACGGATTCTGTAACTTTTCCGATGGTATCTTTAACACCTGTTAATGTATCAACATAAGAGCTTCCTGCAGCTTTTGCATCATCCATTGCACCACTAAAATCTCCACTAAATACCTTTTTAATTGCGCTACCTAAAAAGCCGAATGTTTCCATTAAACTTTCTATTCTATTTGTGATGTTTTTCTTTAGTGCATCTTTGAAATCTATAAGAGCCTGTTTTGGATCTTCAAATGCGCTTATTATTCCGTTCCCTAAAATTGCTAAACGGTCTGTAAACACACCTACCGCAGCACCTATGATTCCCATTATCTTGGCAAACTTATTTTGCCCTTCTTCATTGGATGTAAAGGCAGCACTTAAAGCTGTTAAACCAATTAACAAAGCACCAATACCTGTACCTATAATAGCAATCTTCATTAGGTTGAACCCCTTTGTAGCTCCACCGACTGTTTTAGTAAGGTTAGAGAAACCTGAAATAGCTCCGCCTGTTTTCTTGTCTATGATACCAAGAACACCGCTGTAATCGGCTGCATTGTCTTTTGAATCTTTTAATGCTTTATTAGATTTACCCCTTTCTTTTGTTACATCTTTTAATCCTTTTTTTTCTTCATTTAATCTTTGTTTAGTTTTTTCAATTTGAGTGTTTAAACTTTTTCTTGCTGCTAAATTAGCCTTAGATGTTTTCTTTAATTTTGTCTCGTACGAACCAAGTTCTGTTTCAATTTCTTCTATTAATTCAGTCTGAGCTTCAAACGATTTGTTAATTTCATCAACATTTGCTTGCGCTGTTTTTGTATCTACCTTTAAGCTAAACTCTTTTGCTACCATCTTTCATTGTTTTTTTTATTAATTTCATAGCTCCTTTAAGATCTTTAGGTAATGCTTTACTGCCTTGTGCAAATCGTATATTTTCAGTTTCTCCCTTCACCACTTGTAATAAGTCAATTATGTTTTTTATCATTGTATAATATTTTTATGTACTTGTTGAAACTGTTAAAATGTTTGAGGATTCAACCAATGTCCCATCATTTTCAACCCCCTTAATTTGTAATGTATAGGTTGTGTTTGCAGTTAATCCTGTGTATGTGTATCTCATTTGGTCGCTTGTTTTATCAAAGTCATCTTGATTATTCACTCCATTTACAAGTGGTTCATAAACATCAGTTTGCCCACCGCCTGTATATGATGAAACATCAATTTCTATTGAAGTTGTACCTAAGTTATTTACAGATATTACAAGACCTGTTGGTGGTGGTGTAGATCCACCGCCTGAACTTGCTAAGTCTACCAAATTATATAATTCTAATTTACTTTCACCTGTTTGTAAATTTGTGTTTATACTATTGATATTATATTTGTTTCCGTTAATTACAAATAGATCTGCGAGAGAATAATTTACAAGTACCTT